ATGGACCCCGAAGAGAACCCGGGCGCCGGCGACGGCGATACCGAATCCCGACTGACCGACCTGGAGGTCGGTTTCGTCGACCTGAACGAGGCGATCAACGCGCACGGCGAGCGCCTGGACGCGATCGAGGAGTCGATCGGCAGCGTCAAGAAGTCGACCGACCGGATCGAGCAGAAGCTCGCCCGGCCTGGCGCGCCGACGAAGCCCCGCGCCGAGGAGACGCCGATCGAGCGACGCGCCTTCACCGGCTTCATCCGCCGCGGCCGCGAGGCCCTGGGCGCCGACGAAGTGAAGGCGCTGCGCGTCAGCGACGACACCGCCGGCGGCTACCTCGCGCCGGCCGATTTCGTCGCCGAGGTCATCAAGAACCTGGTCGAGGTCTCGCCCGTCCGCCAGGCGGCGCGCGTGAGCTCCACCTCGAGCGGATCGGTCATCCTGCCCCGCCGCACCGGCACGCCCACGGCGAGCTGGGTCGGCGAGACCGAGGCCCGTTCCGAGACCGCCGCGACCTACGGCCAGACCGAGATTCCGGTCAACGAGGCGGCCTGCTATGTCGACGTCTCGCAGCAGCTCCTCGAGGATGCCGCGGTCAACGTCGACTCCGAAGTCGCGATGGATATCGCCGAGGAGTTCGGCCGTCTCGAAGGCGCCGCCTTCGTCAACGGCAACGGGATCAAGAAGCCGGCGGGCTTCATGCAGGCCGCCGGCGTCGACTTCACCGCCAACGGCCATGCGACGGTCCTGGCGGCCGACGCCCTCATCGCCTTGATGTACGCCCTGCCGAGTTTTTACCGGAACAACGGCGTCTGGATGATGAACGGCACGACGCTTGCCACCGTCCGCAAGCTGAAGGACGGCCAGGCCAACTACCTCTGGCAGCCGTCCTATCAGGCCGGCCAGCCGGAGACGCTGCTCGGCCGCCCCGTTATCGAAGCGGTCGACATGCCGGATATCGCGTCGGGCGAGTTCCCGATCGCCTTCGGCGACTTCAACCGGGCATTCCGCATCTACGACCGGCTGCAGCTGGCCGTGCTGCGCGACCCCTACAGCCAGGCGACCAACGGCCTGGTCCGCTTCCACGCCCGCCGGCGCGTCGGCGCCGCCGTCGTCCTCGCCGAGGCGATCCGCAAGCTGAAGATGTCGACCTGAGCCTGAGAGGGGCGGCTTCGGCCGCCCCTCCAGCCGCTACCCGCCAAGAAGGAACCCACATGCGCGACATGATGAACAGCATCACCCCGGCCGTCGCGATCCCGCCGGCCGTGGTGACGGACAACACCGCCCAGGTCGGCCAGATCATCGACCGCCAGGGCTATGAGAGCCTGACCTTCGCGATCATCGCCGGCACGCTCGCCGACGCCGACGCGACGTTCGCCGCGCTCCTCGAGGAAAGCGACGCTTCGGACCTCTCCGGTTCGAACGCCGTCGCCGACGCCGATCAGGTCGGAACCGAAGCCCTCGCCAGCTTCGACTTCGGCGACGACGGCGCCGCCTTCAAGCTCGGCTATGTCGGCCACAAGCGCTATGTGCGCCTGACCGTCACGCCCTCCGGAAACAGCGGGAATGCGCCGCTCGCCGCCCTGGCGATCCTCGGCCATCCCCACAGCATGCCGACGACGAACCCGCCGGCGTAACAGCAGCCCGGCCGGCGGATCTTTCTGGGTCCGGCCGGCATGGGGTCTTTGACCTGGCGGCCGTCGGCCGGGCTCACCTCCTAAGGCGTTCAACATGACCCTGACCCGCATCGCCGCCCCGGAAGCCGATCCCGTCTCGCTCGCCGAGGTCCGCGAGCAGGTCCGCATCAATTCGGTCGACGAGGACGCCGTGATCGCCCGCATGATCGCCGCAGCGGTCGGGCGCTGCGACGGCCCGGACGGCATGATCGGCCGCGCGCTCATCACTCAGACCTGGCGCCTCACCCTGGACGCCTTCCCGGCGGAGATCGAGATTCCGCTCCCGCCGCTCCAGTCGGTATCGAGCATCATCTACCTGGACGGCGGCGGCGCCGAGCAGACGCTCTCCGCCAGCGTCTATCAGGTCATCGGCGTCGGCGGGCGCGATCCGGCCCGCATCCACCCGGCCTACGGCGAGAGCTGGCCCGCGACCCGCGCCCAGCCCGAAGCCGTCGCCGTCACCTTCGTCGCGGGCTACGGCGCCGGCGCGGCCGACGTTCCGGCCGCCATCCGGCACGAGATCGAGAAGGCCGCAGCCGACCTCTACGAATTCCGCGAACTGCCGGACATGCACGCCAGCATCATGGCGAAGCTGCATGACGCCCTGCTCCCCTATCGCGTCTGGACGTTCTGATGCGCGCCGCCGGCAAGCCTCGCCGCTACTACGACACGCCGGAATGGCGCCGCCTGGCGGCGGCGGTGCGGAAGGCGAAGCGCGGGATCTGCGCGACCTGCGGCGCTAGCGGCGCGCGCCACGTCGACCACATTACCCCCAGGCGCGCCGGCGGCGCCGACACGCCGTCCAACCTGCAGCTCCTCTGCAAGACCTGCCACAGCCGGAAGACCGCCGCTCAGGACGGCGCCTTCGGCAATCCCCTCAACCCCGGCGGCTATCGCCCGAGCGCCTGCGACGAGCACGGCCGCCCCCTGGACCCGAACCATTGGTGGAACCATGGGAAAACGCGGACCTAAGGCGAAGCCGACGCACCTTCGCGCGATCGAGGGCAACCCCGGCCGCCTGCCGATGAACCCGGCGGAGCCGACGCCGAGCGGCGCGGCCGCCTGTCCCGACTTCCTATCCGACGACGCCAAGGCGAAGTGGCGCGAGGTCATGGAATCGGTCCCGCCCGGCATGATCACCGCCGCCGATGGCGCCATCCTCGTCGTCTATTGTGATGCCTGGTCGGACTTCAAGGCAGCGACCGAAGCGATGCAGCGCGGCGACCTCCTCGGCGACCGGCTCATCCGGAACGACCGCCCGAACCCCTACTTCCGCATCAAGTCGGACGCGGCGAAGAGGATGGCCGCCGCCGCGACCCGCCTCGGCCTCTCCCCCGCCGATCGATCCGGCCTCAAGCTCGGCACGCCGCAGAAGGGCAACCGATGGTCCGACCTGATCGGGTAGCGCCGCCGCCAGGCGACCGGCCGCCGCGAAAGTCGGATCGCGTCATCCGCTTCGTCGAGCAGCTGACGAACACGGCCGGCGGCAATGCCGGCCAGCCCTTCCGGCTGCGCGATTGGCAGAAGGACATCATCCGGGCGATCTACGATCCTCAGACGCCGGACGGCCGTCGCATCAAGCGGACGGCGCTCATCACCATGCCGCGCAAGAACGGCAAGACCGAGCTGGCGGCGGCGCTCTGCCTCTATCACCTCCTCGCCGATGGCGAGGTCAACGGGCAGGTCTATTCGGCTGCGGCGGACAAGCAGCAGGCATCCATCGTCTTCAATGTCGCGGCGGCCATGATCCGCGCCGACCCGGAACTGGTCGCCCTGGTCAACGTCATCGATTCGGTCAAGCGTATCGTCCACTACGCCAGCGGCAGCTACTATCAGGCGCTCTCGTCCGACGCGAAGACCAAGCACGGCTTCAACGCCTCGGCCATCATCTGCGACGAGCTCGCCCAATGGCCGAAGCGCGAGCTCTACGACGTGCTCACGACGGCGACCGGCGCACGCGCCCAGCCGCTCACCCTGGTCATCTCGACGCAATCGAGCGATCCGTTGCACGTCATGTCGGAGCTGGTCGAGTACGGCCGCAAGGTGGAAGCGGGCGTGTTCGACGATCCCGCCTTTCACTCCACGATCTATGCCGCCCCGCTCGACGCCGACCCCTGGGACGAAGCGGTCTGGCATGCCTGCAATCCGGCGCTCGGCGACTTCCGCAGCATCGAGGAAATGCGGAACTTCGCCGCCAAGGCGAAGCGCATCCCGGCCGCGGAAAGCGCCTTCCGCAACCTCTACCTCAACCAGCCCGTCGACGCCGACAAGCGCTTCCTGTCGAGCGCCGATTGGGACGCATGCGCGACGCCCGTGGATCTCGACCGCCTCGAGGGCCGCCCCTGCTATGGCGGGCTGGACCTTTCCAGCGTCCAGGATCTGACCGCCTATGTGCTGGTCTTCCCGAGCGACGACGAGCCCACCGTCTACGACGTGCTCGCCTGGTTCTGGACGGCCGGCGACACGCTCGCCGACCGGGCGGAGCGGGATAAGGCGCCCTATGGCGTCTGGCGCGACCAAGGGCTCCTGATCGCGCCGCCAGGCCGCGCGATCGACCGTGCGTTCGTCGCCCATACGATCGCCGAGTCCTTGGAGCGCTTCGACGTGCGCACGATCGCCGCCGACCGCTGGCAGCTCGCCCAGCTCGAAAAGGTCCTGGCGGACGAAGGCGTCGAGGCTCCGATCGAGGGCTTCGGCCAGGGCTTCCGCGACATGGCGCCGGCGGTCGACGCGCTCGAGGCCGCGATCCTGGACGCCCGCATCCGCCATGGCGGCCACCCGGTCATGCGCTGGTGCGCGGCCAACGCCACCGTGACGACCGACCCGGCCGGCAACCGCAAGCTCGACAAATCCCGCTCGACCGGCCGCATCGACGGTCTGGTCGCCCTCACCATGGCCATCGGCATCGCCGAACGCAGCCTGGAGCCCGTCCTCTCACCTTATGAAAGGGATCGCCCAGAAGGATTTTTGATTATCTAATATTCGCCAGTGTTATGTGTGAGGCGGATTGGCTCTGGGGCGGCGCGCGCGAGCTAAAATTGAGGCAACATCCCCATACTCCGGTCCAGTCAACGCTCTTAATGTGTTGTGCTCTATATCAATATTTGGTCCCAGCTTGCTGCTCCACCTTCCGTTTACCGTTTGCCAGGCGGCATGAGTAGGGTGCCGGCGTTTTGCATAAATGGCGACCTTCTCAATGCCAATCTCCAAATAGTCATTTGTTGCAAGGACGTAACCTATTGACTGATATGCGGCCTCGTATGCAGGTATGGAATATTCCATAGGTACCCCATCGGGCCAGTATTGGTCTTGCGTTGGCTCCCACCATCTTGACGTGTCGTCCGCAGCCCAAGCAATACAATTGTAACCTATTGTAACAGGACTTGTTGGGCGATAGCCTTCAGATCGAAGCAGGGGGAACTTAGAATTCATTTTTCTCGGTCGGCAACTCACGATCAGCCCAGATAATCCAGGCTTCAATCATTTTCTTTGGGTTTCCACGATCCGAGGGCAGGACTGGGTTGATGCCCAGGATTTCAGGTAGGGCCAAATACAGAAAATCTCTCTTGACGCGAATTTCTCTTATGATCCATGGAACAACAGATTCACCCATTTGCACAATTTGTGCAAATTCTGGAAGAGACTTCATTTCTGCCGTCGACGACATAAACATGGTCGCGTTGCGCCAATGTTCAACTAATCTAAAAAAGTTAGCTTCCCGGAAAGGGCCAATGCCTCTGAGGTCGATTTTCTCGTTCCGGAATGAAGTTGAGTCTTGAGCGGTAGAAGGCAAATGCCATCCTTCGTCTGTTTGTGTTGCAGATGTTAAATTCATTTTTTGCCTCCTGCTGAGCTCCGCGTCTTGGCCCACTCTTCAATTTTCTCGCCCAGCCATTTATGCAAGCTCATTGCCGTCTCAATGGTTACGTAGACATCCGTATCCATCTCGCGGACAACCGCATCCCGCACGACCTCCTCCCCTGGAATGGGGCCACCTAACGCCCCGTTCTCTTTCACTTCATGGACAAGCCTTCGAGGGATAGGCGCTCTTTCCGTATAGAGGGCGAAGTGGATAAAACCATTCGGCGTTATGCCACCAATTGCACCATCCGCCCTAACGACGCGAAAGTTGGTGCTCTTGATGTAGTCGAAGGCGACTCGAGGGCGCGGAGGCTCGGCGCCGAAGGGTTCTTCAGGTTCCTGAGTCATGCTTTCCCCGCGATTTTATGAACCATGCGCCCTGCCGAATCGATGCGCAAGAGGCGACATCTACGTGCGGCAAACCGAAATCCGCCCGATCTTTGCTCGCCACGATCGAACGAGGACCTAAAGATCGGGTCAACGCGCGCTGGATCGCCCGCCGGCCAACCGCGAGCAAGTGGCACCCCGCGAAGATAACATCTTGTTACCTTTTTCATTGCGCGATAGAGAGCAGGCTGTTATCTATCGCGCATGATGAACGAACATCCCTACTCGCCCCTCCTTGATGAGCCGCAGTTCTCCCGAGACGACGTTTTCAACGTCTGCGGGATATCGAGCGGTGTCCTGAAGGGAATCCTCGATCGCAAGCAAGTGCTGCTAGCGACTGAGCACAACCCCGGCACCGGCCGCCGTCGGATGTTCACCGGCAGCGATGTGCTGAAGATCAACACGGCCGTAACGGCGGGAACGATCAATTTCCCGCTTCGTTGGGCCTACCTTCTCGCCGATCAGGTTGTGACCAGAGCGAACACAAGGCGCTCTGCGCTTGGGGAGCCTGAGCATCGCTTGAAGTACGCCTTCTACCCCGCGAAAGACGGAGAAGATTGGGCGATTGTCGCCGTCCGCGACGACGAACCCGTCGCCCCGCTTCCCATCGCGGTCCAGTTGCTCGACGTCGATCGCTTGATCGATGAAACGCTGGCGAAGCTGAATGCGATCGTTGATGAGCAACCGATCCCGTCGTTCGAAATTCCGGAGGTTGCAAGCACGGACCCATGGGCGCCGGAGAACGATTTCTTCCACGCTTGGGGTCTCGATGATCAAGGCCGGCGCTGCCTAGTCGGCCTCACCCACGAGGAGACTGGGGAATATTTGAACCTGCAGGACCTCTGGATCAAGGATCGATCTCAGGAGCCGGACAGCGAAGGAAAGATGCGCGTCATCATTTCGGATGCCCAGGAAGCGCGTCGCGACGTGCTTTCCGAGCGCCATGAAGACGCGCGGCTGCACCGTTTAGCGAAAGAGCGGGCGGAGAAACACAATGCGCAATAGCCCAGCCGGTGAAGATTTGAGAAGTTGCGCGCTTGCAAAAGACCTCCTCCGCGGCGCCGGCGAAATTGCCGCTCATCTGTTCGGCGCGGACACGCCGGCCAATCGCCATCGCGTCTACTACCTCTCCAAGCGGTCCCGCTACCCGATCGCGAAATGCAGCGGCACGCTCTTGGCGCGCAAGAGCAGCTTGCAGGCATTCATCGAAGCCGAGGAGCGCAAGACGAAATGACCCCGCTCCACGCCATCAAGGACCGGCTGAGTTTCGACGCCGGCAGGCTGCGGGCGGGCGGCTTTCCCCGCGCCGCCGCGCTCAGCGAGGCGATCCCGACGCGGATCGTCACGGCGGGCGAGAAGGCCGCCGGCGGCCCCTATGGCGCCGGGCTCATCGTCATGTGCGACGACGGCGCCGAGGATCCTGGCCCCAAGGGCTTCGGCAGGGCGGCGACCCTGATCGGCCGCGCCTCGCTCATCGGCCTGGAGACGGTCGAGGCCTTCGACGAGGCCTTGGTCGGCGGGCTTGCCATGCGGTCGCTGATGGTCGGCAAGCCGGCGCTGCTGTGCGTCACCACGCCGGCCCGCGCGGCTGCCTGGGCGGCCTTCCTGCGCCTGCATGCGAAGGCGCCGATCATCGACCTCACCGAGCCGGAGCGCGCGGCCTGATGCTCGCTCAACCGTCCTTGCGCAGCCGCACGCCCGGCCCGTCGCCGTTCTCGGCGATGAAGATAACGCCGGCGGCCTCAAGCGCGTGCCGCAGGGATTCGACCGTTCGCGGTCGCAGCTCGTCGCCCCGCTCGAAACGGGCGACGGTGTTGGGGGAGGACTTCGCCGCCTTCGCCAGGTCGCGCACGCCCCAGCCCAAAGCGGCCCTCGCCATTCTGCATTGGACCGAAAGCAAGCCGAACCCTCATCCCGCAAACGTTGACGCCCAATCGGACGCGGCATATGGTAACGGTGTTCTCAATTGGGAACAAGATCGGCCGGACGGGAAGGTGGAAGCTCCCGCATCCGGCCTAACCGCAACCGACCTTCTGAGGAGGCCGATCATGGCTGCGCGCCAGCATAGCGAAAACCCCAATCCCGCCAACATCATCGAACCGATCCGGCACCCGGCGACCGCCCGTATTACCGCCGCATATTGCCACGCCCAGAAGTGCGCCCTGCTGAAAGCTGCGCACCCGTTCCGGACCGAGGACGAAGCCCTCGACTATCGCGACAAGGCGCAGGCGCTCGACGATCTGATCGAGGCCCTGCCGATCTGCAACAGCCGCGACGCCGACGCCCATGTCGGCCTGCTCGAGATCGCGGTCGAGAATCTGTTCAAGGCGAACAACGAAAGCGATCGGAAAGCCGCGCACGTCCGCGGCCTCACCCTGGTCGCCAAGCTCGGCCACTATCTCGACTGCCTCGACCCCGCCGTCGACGATATCCCCCTCCGCCGCGTCTGGGACGAGTTCGGCAACAAGATCGAGCCGGCGAACGCCGAGCTTGGCTCGACGAAAGCCGAGAACGACTGATGGCCAGCCTCCAGCCGTCCGACTTGCCGTCCTGGCCGCGCCGCATGAGCGCAGCCCTGGCGGCGGCCTATCTGGGCATCTCGGAAGCCAAGTTCCGCACGGACGTGGCTTCCGGGCGCTATCCGAAAGGCATGCCGGACGGCCGGAGGCGCTTCTGGATCAAGGACGACCTCGACGCCGCGATCGACGCCGAGCGCGCCGGTCACGGCATCGAGGACGCCGACCCGTACATGGACGCGCTGAGGTGAGAGACCTCATCAGCCGCTACGTCAACCACGTGCGCGTCAACGGACGCGACTACTACTATCACCGCAAGACGCGCGAGCGCCTGCCCGACGAGCCGAACGCCCGCGCCCTGAGGGTGCTGGAGATCAACAAGTGCCTGGCCGCCGGCCCCTCCCGCCCGGCCGACGGTACGGTCGCGGCCGTCGTCGCCGAATACCGCCAGTCCGCGCCGTTCAAGCAGCTCGCCGACTCGACGCGCCGCAACTACATCCGCGACCTCGATCGCATCGTCGAGACGTGGGGGCGCCTGTCGATCAAGGGCGTCGAGCGGAAGCACTGCCTGAAGTTCCGCGACAAGCTTGGCGAGACGCCGAGGACGGCGAACCACCTAGCCAGCGTCATGTCGCTGCTGTTCGCCTTCGCGATCGACCGCGGCTATCGGAAAGACAATCCCGCTGCGCGCATCGGCCGCCTGAAGACGGCCAAGAAGTCGCGGCCGTGGAGCAACGCGGATTGGTCCGCATTCGCGCGCGCCGCGCCGCCGGAAATGGCCCTGGCGGGCGCTGTCGCTCTCTATACCGGCCAACGGCAAGGCGACGTGCTGCGCATGCGCTGGGGCGATATCCAGGACGGCGCCATTCGCATCGTCCAGGGCAAGACCGACGCCGAACTCGTCGTGCCGCTCCACAAGGATCTGGCCGCGATCCTGCAGGGCGTCGAAAAGCGCGCAGTCCACATCGTCACCGACGCACGCGGCCGGCCCTATGTCGGCCGATCCGACACCTTTCGACATGACTGGCGCGCGGCGACGCTCGCCGCCGGCCTCGATGGGCTGACCTTCCATGGATTGAGGCACACGGCCGCGACCAAGCTCGCGGAAGCGGGCTGCAGCGACATGGAGATCGCCGCCATTACCGGCCACAAGAGCCCCGCCATGGTGCGCAGATATACGGATAAGGCGAACCAAGGGCGGCTCGCGAAGGCCGCGATCAAGCGCCTAGAAACCGGCGAAAACGACTAG